GATTTGACAGGGTTAATCCTCGTGTGCAAGCAGGCCTTCGGCCTCGATGCGGTATGCTTCCGCCTCCGCCTGAGCTTGCTGGATTTTCATGCGACGGATGCCCTCCTCAGGAGTCTCGCCTGGGAGCAGAGTCACACGCATTTGAGCTCGCTTGACCGCCTTGCGCTCGGGGACGATGACCTCCTTGCGAGGCTCGAATGGCTGAGGCTCACCTTCGGTGATGGCGTGTACGACCTTGGTCCTGACAGCCTTAACTTTGCCAACTTTGTTGGCCGTGTGGTTACGTGCCTGAGCTTGCTCGATGCCATCGTTCGACTTGCGACGAGGCTTACGCACTTGCTGTGCGGGCTTGCGCTTCGCCTTGGGCTTGCGCTTGGGGGCAGGCTCGGAAGCCTGAGCCTCCGAACCTACGATGATGTCCACCAACTGAGCCTTGGTCATGCGCATGAGCTTCGCTTTGCTCGTGGGTACGCTCACCTTCGTGGGCTTCGCAATGCGAGCTTGCGCTCGGGCTTGCTCGGACGTCATGAGGTTGAGCTTTACGCCTCCCTTCTTGCGGAACGTGGTCAGCTTGCGCTCGGGCTTGGTATCCGCCTGTGCTTGTGCTCGCTCAAGAGCGTACTTCGCCTTGTTAGCAGCTTTGCGCTCGGCCTTCGTGAACTTGCGCCCTGTCTGTGGGCAGTGTGTGGGGGTGTATGTCTGCTGTGACATGATGTGAGAGATTTTGATACCAGCGACGTTGCTGATGCCCCAAAGATAGGATTTCGGTTCAGCCTTGTCAAGCCAACAGATGTTAAATGCCAGTAAACACAGGGGTTTCAGAGGCAATCGGATTCGGTATGTGCTTGCGATGTGTGCCTACGTGCGTGAGTGCGTGAGTGTGAGTGTGCAATGTGGGGGTGGGTCTGTTCCCGTGCTGTGCCCGTGTGCGCCCGTCATGTACCCGCGTGTGAGACAGTCAATACTAATACCAACAACAAAAATGCTAACAAAAAGCTGAAATTATAGGCCAAAACTCTCGTGGCACACACCCACGGGGGTGCGTAGGTGCGTTTCGGTGTGCGCGCGCGTACGTCACACATTATATATAATCCCCCAGATCTGTATGACTCACCACTTTTTCAAGGTGCTCTCTTGCTTTCACACTTAAACAACAACTTTAACTAAGATTCATACTATACTGTCAATCAACAACTTATAAGCATTACTTAGAATTCACTTTAAGGCTTGACTTTGTAAAAAAAAAGCTGTAACTTTGCCCAAGCTTGTTAGCGATCAAGACACTAAGAAGCTATTTAGACGCTAAGGAGTTGCTTTTATGAATGCGTAAGCGCATTAATCAACTCAGGTGAGCGTCAATCAAACTAATTAAGCTGTGAAGGGCACGAAAACTGTCCAATAGGGGGGGGGCGGGGACAGAATACCAGGAGAGCCCCCCACATATACCACACCATGTATGTGTACGATTTGGGATAAAAATAATGCATTATATTTGCGTTATGGCAACTCTCAAGGTTACAATCAAAGAGGAACTCGTACTAAACGGGAAGGATGTAGGGAATAACAACTACATCGCTATCTCTGGCATTAATAATGCTGAGCACAGGGTGGTCACCCTCCCTAATAACTCAGAGCAGAGCGTTCTTTTGTTTCATCCCACTGCGGTATCGGCTGGTACTATAGTGGATGACACTTTGAGGTACTTAAGGTTCACAAACCTTGACTCAGGAAATAACATCCAATTGCGTTTTGTGACAGATTCCGATGGAGATCAGTATGCTGTCATTGTAGAGCCTGGTGAGAGTTACATACTTGGCAATGATGATATGTTTGCTGAGTCAACTACAGTTACAGATAACCCAACATTGGATAATGCATCTACGATTAACTCTGGGTTGCTCAATATCGATGCTATCTACGCTATGGCTGTAGGTGCAGATTGCGAATTAGAAATGTTTTTAGCTACAACATAATATGAGATCTTTACACAAAGGAAGAAAGCCCGCTAATGCTATGTATGACTTCGCCAGTAATGGCGCTGTACTGAAGTACATGTGCGGAGGAAAGTACATGAATCAGGGTGGAAGAGCCAATGGTGACCCAATCCCAGAAAAAGGGACATACGCTTACGCTAAAATGCGGGCAATGGAGCAAACTGGGAGTGACCTCGATGATTTGATTAAATTCGTAAGAGCTAATCCTGAGCATCAGGAAGCTCCAACCGTCCAGAAATTCATCAACACCATGTACTCTGGTGAGGCAATCCCTGAGGATCTACCCCCATCTATGGGTTATAATCGTACTGGAAATACCTTATGGTATAACAACCCACCTGAAACTGGCTCCGAGGAGATGGATCAGTATGATGAACCCGTTAGTTACGAAGACGGCGGTGAGATTGGTGATGAACCATCTGCATCTGATTACAGAGGGCGCCAAGCAAGATTAAGAAGACGTGAATTAAGGAAAGCCATGCGGGAGGGCCGAAAAGAAGCAAGAGATGTAGCTAGAGCAAGAGCGGGTCGTGATTTAATGGGGACAGCTGGGGCGCAAATAGGTAGCACGGAGGCTGGAGCTGAACTCGAAAGAGAGTTAAGAGGAAGAGGTATTGGGCTTCAGGATTATTACAGACCTGGGCAAAGAGCTAGAAGAGAGAGACAATTGCTAAATATGGCGCAAGAACTTGGTCTTCCAGCAGAGTCATTTGGAATGACAGGTAAAGGTTTTTCTTTCAGCGACAGACTTCCAGGAGGTGCTGAAGCAATTGGTGGTTTGTTTTCAGGGGACATGTCTGATCAAGAGAGAATGGACCTGATGGATAGGGTAGATGCCTTTCAGAAAGCTTATTCTGATTACGTAGATCCAACCACAAATGTGAACGCTCTCAGAGAATTTAATTTGCCAGAACTTGAAAGAGGAGAAAGAGAACCAAGAGAAAGAGAACCAAGAGGTGGAAGAGGGAGCAACTTTAGAATTAATAAGAGATACACTGGAAATAGATCCAGAAGAGGTGGAGGATGGAAACCATCTAAGCCCCCAATGGGCAAGAGAATTGGGGATGCTTTGTATCGAGCGTTCGGTAAAAAGCCTAAGGCTTGCCCAGCATACTCGAATCCATATAACTAATAATAACTCAAGAATAAAAAAGGGGCTCAAGGCCCCTTTTTTTATGCTCTTAAAGCAACATTTCTTTTATCGTTTTTTAATCTGTAATTCAATCCGTGTGCTCGGCGCTTATGCTTACTCCACTTCTTGTCAATCAGCGCATATGTAACTGGGAGCAACTCCCCATCTTTGTATGAGAGGATTGCATATGCCCCATGATCCAAGAAGCCATGAGTGAATCTATCGCCATCGTATTTTGCGTCGTATGCACATTCGTAGAGTTCACCAGTTTCTTCTGCAATTTCAGCTGGAGCATATCCAACCATTTTATAAAATGAAATTACGGATAGTGGACGAAAATTTTGATGAGGTACTTCCCACCTAATTTTGTAAACTACGATTGAGTCTACACCAGAAACCGTTGGGTAAAACTCCTGTGTTGACACTTGTCCATTAGCTGGGGTGTTTGACAGACTTAGTACAGCCGTCAGAAAAATTAAAATGATTTTTTTCATAGCAATGAGGGATTTAAATTGTTTCGTAAATTTGTTTTGCTGATCTCAATGTAGGGATCTATTTCACCGATTGCAAGTTTTTTACAAATTTTTACATTTCAAGATGATCCTCAGAATTGGAAAAACAGGCCCCGAAGTGGCGCAAATACAGTCTTTTTTAGGTATAGTTGCTGATGGAGTGTTTGGCCCTAAGACTCATGAAGCTGTAGCCAAGTGGCAGAGGGCTAATGATTTAATACCAGATGGCATTGTTGGACCCAGAACATGGGAGGCAATGGATTTAGTCTCTACAGATGACTCAGAGAAGTCCTACACGACAAGCAATGGTCTCGTGGTAAATAAGAACTTTATGCCAGGGCACGAGTATTGCCACGGACCAGTAAAGCCAGAGTGGGTATTCTTGCATCACACAGCGGGATGGAACAACCCATTTAGGACTATTAATAACTGGGCGAAAGACACCAGGGGTAGAATAGCTACTGAATTTGTGCTAGGGGGACAGTCTATTAAAGGTAATGACGATAAGTATGATGGCGTCCTGGTTCAGGCCTTCCCACAAGGTAACTGGGGGTATCACTTGGGTAAGAACGGTTCGTTCGAGATGCATAAGAAGTCTGTCGGTATCGAGGTAAATAACTTCGGGTATATCAAGGACGGCAAGACGTATGCTGGCACCGTAGCAGATCCATCTCAGATTGTAACACTAAAGAAGAAGTTCCGAGGATACAAAGATTGGCACCGCTATTCTGATGCTCAGATCGAGTCATTACGGCTTTGGATCCTGTGGATTGCAGAACGAGATAATATCGATGTACGCGCAGGACTACCCGCCCTCATCAAGGAAAAAGGTGCAGATGCTTTTGAGTGGAATGAAGATGCATACTACGGAAAAGTAAAGGGTTTGTGGACACACACGAATGTCAGAAAAGATAAGTCTGATATGTTCCCGCAGGAGGATCTTATGGATATGTTAATCTCTTTATAATGGCAAAGCAAGTAGCTAATTACGCACCCTCAAAGAGCAAGGTGAGCCGACCAGGGGTTCACTCTAAAACGAAATCATCTAAGAATAAAAAAAGCAAGAACTACAAGAAATCGTACAGGGGACAGGGAAAATAAAATTTCATATATTCGCGCCCCTTTTAAACCAAACGAGATGCACGAAGAAGACGATTTCAACGTAGACTTCTTAGATCAAGAGAAGCTCAAGAAGCAAGAAGATAAAATAAAGTCTGGTGAGATAACCTGTAACATAAAGGACCCAGATAATTGTGAGAGTTGCAGTGGTTAAAGGGATTTATAAAAACTCTGTACCGCCATTCTGCCTCTCTGGGATAGCGCATACCTTACTCGGTAATTGTATTTCGTCTCATCACGAAACAAATGATCCTCTAGCGTCTGAGAGGGCGTAAGCTTATCGAAGTGCTTATATATGTACCCATCTTTCATTAGCGGGTATATTATTCTATCCGCTAGGTTATCTCTGTTCATTCCATACTCCTCGGCCGCCCACTTTATAGTAAAGAACTCTAAGTCGTAAACGAATAGCATAAAGTGCAAGTATCCTTTCGTGAGGCTTGTGTTTCTATTTAAGAAATCGTTTGTGGCATTCCTAAGGTTCTTTAGGTGATTCTCTTTTACGTACTTATCTGGCAGTGGTGAGAACTCCCTGAATAATCTTGATTTCTTTACAGTAGACCTGGGCATTAATTATGTCGTATATTTGATTTATAACAAATTTAAATCATGGACACCAAGGACACCCTCTTCTTTGCAGAAATGTATTCATTAGTTAAGAAGATGGAGGAAACCATCGAGGAGTTTGATATGCAGGATAGGGTGCTTGCCTCCATAGTAGTTGGGGTACTTGACCTGGACGCTATAGAGTACGGTGAGACTGAGGCCGAAATGAAAACTATGTACAGCTTTAATCTTCAGAGCAGATCGGAATTAGACGCTTTAAAGAAAGTAATGGATACCGCTTATGTTGATGAGGACGAGGATGATAATGACATAGATCTTAGTGACCTCCTTGGTGATCTTGATATATCATTAAACTAATGGAGGGACTTATTAGAAAAATTGTCATAGGGGAAGACCCTAAGAATGGCATGGCATACTATGTGGGTATGCGAGCAGGTGATGGGAAGGTGGATTCAATTATTTTGGATGAGAGGCATCTTCATAATTACTCAATTGTTAGATATCTTGTTTACATTAAAAATGAAAATGATGTACTTTTGTGGAAGGCTGTAGATAGCATGCCATGCATAATTGAGTACGATTTAAATTTTTAATTAATGAGAACATTTGATTTGTTCGTCGTTAAGCTTGAGAAAACACTTAATGATACAATTAAGACCGATAGTGGTCTAGAACTATACATAGATACCAGATTCAATGAATTCGAAAACAGAATCACAGAGGGGCCAGTCGTTGCGGTCCCGTTTAAGCACGACACTGGCGTGGAGGTCGGTGACGTACTTTATTTCCATCATCTTGTTGTTATTAACGACGGTCAGCCTCTTACTGGCGAGGATAACCACTATCTTGTACGCTACGATCCTGATCATACCATTAATAACCAGGCTATTGCTTACAAGTCTGCAAAGACTGGCAGGATACATCCGTTGGCGGGCTGGGCACTTCTCGAACGAGTGGAAGAACCAGAAGAAAAACAGTCCAGTATTATCGATATTGTTAAACTTAAAGATAACCCTGTCACGAAAGGCATGGTCGCTTTTACGGCGCCTTGGGTGGAAGTTCTTGGGTTGAAGATTGGTGATGTAGTTGGGTTCAGAAAGAACATAGATTATCGCATCAGCATCGAGGGTAAGGAGTATTATCGCATTCGATCAGAAGACTTGATGTATGTCGAAAAGTAAGTTCACTACTATTAGCGCTGCAGAGCGCCTCATGTCCAGCATGGAGGTGGCTATCAATAATATGATCGAGGAGGTTAAAAAACCCGTCGATCCCGAGGCTGGTGGGTCAGCGAGAAAAGCTGAGCTACAATCCATAAAGCAAACTGCTATTGATTGCAAAGAGCTTTTGGTGGAGCGACAGCGCTTAGAACAAATGGTTAAGGATCTCAAGAACAATGGAGAAATCGAAGAAGCAAAAGACTACTCAGGGGGATTCGCAGAAAGGTTCTCAAAGTAACGCCAGTGGACTTATCTATTGGGAGGACTATAACTTTGATAATCAAACAGATACCGCTGGTTACTTAAAGAATGACTTTAATATTATCTACGATACCCCATGGGGTCCAGAGACAGATAAAACTTAACATTTTAATAGTTGTTGGAATGTTCATGTATGGAATTGCTCTCTTAGCTCAGAGGTCAGAGCAGCGAACTCATAATTCGTAGGTCATTGGTTCAAATCCAATAGGGAGCACATGGAAGGCGTAACTCATAAAATCTGTCCTAGATGCAAAACAGATAAGGATGCGTCTGAATACTACATCAGGAAGGGCAGAAAGGAAAAACGCCTAAGTGGGTTCTGTAAAAGATGCTTATCAGAGAACAGGGTAGAAAGGGGTAGAGAATATAAATCTAAGTGCGTTGAATACAAGGGTGGGTGTTGCGAAAAATGCGGTTACAACAAATCAAATTCAGCTCTTGAGTTTCATCATGTAGATCCCTCGCAAAAAGATTTTGGGATTGGAGGACAGAGAAGAACTAAATTTGACGATACTATTAAGCTGGAGCTAGATAAATGTTTACTTTTATGTGCTAATTGCCACAGAGAAGAACATGAAAGAATGCACCTGTAGCATAATCGGATAATGCAACAGCCTTCTAAGCTGTCGATTGGGGGTTCGAATCCCTCCAGGTGTACAAATTAAATTGAAATGAGCAAACCAACAGTTTGTCTCAGTATGATTGTAAAGGACGAAGAGAAGGACATCGAGCGATGTCTGAAGAGCGTCTACAAGTACATTGATTACTGGGTAATTATTGATACGGGGTCAAAGGACAAGACGATCAAAAAGATCAAGTCCTTAATGAAGAACAGGTTCAAGGTACCTGGAGAACTTCATGAGCGCCCATGGGTAGACTTCTCCCACAACAGGAACGAAGCACTTGAGATAGCTGAGACGAAAGCTGATTACGTCATGTTCATGGATGCCGATGATGTTTTTAAAACAGATCCTGGCTTTAATCTTGATTTTTTAAGCTCTGATCACCTTTGCTATAACTGCGCCTTCTCAGTAAGAAACACGAGCTTTGAACGAACCCTTATGGTTAAATCCAATGAGGGATGGAAATATAAAGGTGTTTTGCATGAGTATATAGTAAAGATCTCACCAGATGAGGACTTGAAATTTATTGGGTTTGCAGAAAATTGCCGAATGTTTGCCTCGGCCTCTCCGCTAAAGAGGTTTAATTCTGAAAAAGAAAAATACTTGAATGATGCTTTGATTCTGGAGCAGGAAATGATAAAGGATCCAGACAACACAAGGAATCAGTTTTATCTTGCTCAGTGTTACGCTGATGCTGGACTCACAGATTTAGCCATAGATAATTATGAGAAAAGAATACAGATGGGCGGATGGGATCAAGAGATTTACATATCTCTTTTCAGGAGGGCTGGTCACATCATAAATAATGGGTGTTCTGAAGAGAGGGCTATTCATGAAATGTCTAGGGCATGGGAGTATATGCCATATAGGTATGAAGCAGCTGCTGCTTTAATGTCAATGCTTGTGTCAAACGGAAGGGCCTCGCTAGCCTTTTCGTATGGAGAAATGACTATTATGTTTCAGAAGGTTTTTGGGGCTGGAACTTCCTTCCATGTTTCCGATCTTTGTAAGAACTATTCTTTTCCAAGAAATTATGCTGTTGCGGCAGAAAAATGTGGTTTTTACGAAACGGCCTTATCTGCATTGAGATTATTAAGACAAACTGGGGGAGAACACATAAAACCAAAAGAGTTAGATAAAAAAATCAAAGAATTAGAGTCCAAATGTTCAGCGTAATTATCCCAACCATGTGGAAATCCATAAGGATATGGGGCATGTTCCACAGGCTACATCACTCTGACTTTGTTGATGAGATTATAGTCATTGATAACGCAAAAGAGGATCGCCCCAACTCACAGCTTTATAGCAAGGTTCGGTTGATTGAGCAGGAGGAGAACATATTCGTGAACCCAGCGTGGAATCTGGGTGTAAGGGAGTGTAGGAACGAGAACATATGCATTTTGAATGATGACGTCACGTTCAATGTGGATGAGGTCCTCAATGTGGCGAATCTAGTTCTCTCGGATCACCCAACATCATGTTTGGGTGTTCACCCAATAAGCTACAAAGGGTATGCGGGACCCGTTGAGGTTGAAAAAGGATCCATCATAGGTGAAGGGTGGGGATGCTGTATATTCTTAAAGAAGGAGAACTGGGTGGATATCCCCGAACAGATTAAGATATGGTATGGAGATAACTGGATTATAAAGAATCACGAAAAGTCATTCTCCCTTGCTTTCAAGATATCTACAGAAATGTCTACTACAAGTGATCTTGAGGGGCTGAGTAGTGTTATAAAGCATGATATTGAGGAGTGGAGAGAATTGAATTCATCTCCAGTAAAAATAGGCATATCGTCAAACGTCGATTTTTATGAAAAAACAATTCCGATTTGCGTTAAGTCTATAATTGATTCTGGCTTTGAACCCTCTGACATATATGTTTTTATTGGCGGGTACAATGGGGGTTACGAAACAATTGATGTTGGTTTTAATGTAAATGCCTATAAATGCCCTCACAATTCATTTGACTTTACATCAGTCGTCTCGATAATAGAAATGGGGATCACCAACCACAATTGGTTTTTATTGCATGACACCATAGAGGTTGATAGCAACTTTAAGGAGATTCTTGATTCCCATGTTTTGTATTCAGGCAAGAGGGTAAATAGGTTTCCTAGTATGAGCATGGGTAGTTATGACAAGAGTTCTTTCTCTCTTGCTGAAAGCAAAATAGATGTGATAAAAAATATATCTAAAGAGAAGTGCGTTGAGATGGAGGATGAGTTTACAAGGCACATGCCCAATATTTGTAATGGCTTTGAATCACTAGGCATTATGGACGTTTATGGTAATGGAGTCGAAAGGTTTGTTGAGTATTACAGAGAGGCTGGTATAAAAAAAAACAAGGCAAACAATGGAACGAAATCTTACTGGGTTACAGACTTATGATCTCTTAATAGTTGGGTCTGGCCTGTTTGGATCTGTGTTTTCTAGGGCTGTAGCGGAAAGCGGCCTAAATGTTTTAGTTCTAGAAAAAAGAGACCACATAGGGGGTAACTGCTACTCAGAAAAAACAGAAAACATTGACGTTCATGTATATGGCCCCCACATATTTCACACGGATAACGAAAAAGTTTGGAAATGGGTAAATAGGTTTTCTGATTTCAATCAGTTTGTATTTTCTCCAGTCGCATATAACAATGGAGAGGTGTACTCTTTACCTTTTAATATGTGGACATTCAACAAGATGTGGGGTGTTACGACTGAGAATGAAGCGAAAAAGAAAATAAGCGAGCAGTCATTTGATGGCACTCCTTCAAACCTAGAGGAACAAGCACTGTCCATGGTAGGCAAAGACTTGTACGAAAAGCTAGTAAAGGGATACACGAAAAAACAGTGGGGCGTTGACCCTAAAGAACTGCCAAAGAGTATCATTAAAAGACTTCCACTTAGATTTGAGTGGAACAACAATTACTTTAACGACAAGTATCAGGGTATTCCATCTGACGGGTACACCAAGATGTTTGAGCGGATATTAGATCACAAAAGAATAACCGTCCAGCTTAATTCAGATTATTTTGAAGAAAAGCATCGCTATGACGGCCTAGCTAAAATCATAGTATATACTGGCCCAATAGACAGGTACTTTAATTATTGTTATGGAGGTTTAAACTACAGGTCCTTAAGGTGGGACACCAAGGTTGTTGACTCTGATAATTATCAAGGGTGTGCGGTTATGAACTTTACAGATGCGGGAACCCCTTACACTAGGTCTATTGAGCACAAATGGTTTAATCCCAAAGGGCAAAAAAAAACAGTTATCAGCAAGGAGTTCCCTAAAAAATACACTAGAGGAGAAGAGCCTTTCTACCCCTGCTATGACGAGGAGAGTTCAGATAGGTACAAAAAATACAAGTCTTTAGCCGACAAAGAGGAGAACGTAATATTTGGTGGAAGACTAGCAGAATACAAGTATTATGACATGCATCAGGTCATAGCATCTGCCATGAAAAAAGCTGAAGTATTTTTACAGAATGAATTTAATTGACGTAAAAGGATATGAAACTAAAGGGATTAAGATCGACCCTAACGGCACAGAGGGAGAGCTCCTCGAACTCCATGGGTTACTCGTGGTACTTCCAAAGAAACCACCCCGATCGCAGATTCTCTTCCATGACTTACCAAAGGCAATGCAGTTGTGGAAGAGGCTACCTATGCCAGAGGAATTGCAGCGGATACGCAGTATGGATGAGTGGCTCGAGAAGCCTGCCGAGTTTCAGAAAAAGTTTCGTACTTACATCGAACAAGAGTTTCAGCGTAGGCGTGACGGTGTTTGGTTTTACAATAATGGGATCCCTACGTATATTACAGGGCGACACTATATGTTTCTACAATGGTCTAAAATTGATATCGGATACCCATCATACCTCGCTTTCCAAAGGGAAATCTTTCTCCACATGGCTGCTTGCGAAGCTGATCCCCGTTGTTTCGGTCAGCTTTATACTAAGTGTCGTCGTTCTGGCTACACTAATATATGCTCTTCTGTCCTTGTGGACGAGGCTAGTCAAGTTAAAGAGAAGTTGTTGGGCATTCAGTCAAAGACTGGTAAAGACGCGCAGGAAAACATTTTCATGAAGAAAGTAGTTGCGATATTCCGCAGTTACCCGTTCTTCTTCAAACCAATTCAGGATGGTACTACGAATCCCCGCATGGAGCTCGCTTTCAGAGAGCCTTCGAAAAGAATTACTAAAAACAACAAGACCTCAAACAGAGGGGACGCGCTGAACACAGTAATAAACTGGAAGAATACCACGAACAACGCATATGACGGTGAGAAGCTACATATGTTGTATTTGGATGAGGCTGGGAAGTGGGAGAAGCCATCGGACATAAGGGAGGCTTGGCGTATTGAGCGAACATGCCTTATTGTTGGTAAGCGCATAGTGGGGAAGGCTATTGTTGGGAGTACAGTGAACCCAATGGACAAGGGTGGGGATGAGTACCGAGGATTATGGGCTGATTCTGATCCCAATGAAAGAAACAATAATGGACGAACCAGGTCTGGTCTTTACAGAATATTCATCCCAGCTTATGAGGCCTTAGAGGGATTCTTCGATAAGTATGGGAATGCTGTCATAGATGAGCCAGAGAAGGAGCTCATTGGAGTTGATGGTGACTTCGTGAATCAGGGTGCGAAGACATACTTAAAGAACGAGAGGAAGTCATTTAAGAATGACCCATCAGAGCTCAATGAGATTATTAGGCAGTTTCCCTTTACCGAAGATGAGGCATTCAGGGACAGCATTGAGGGGAGCTTATTTAATATCGGTAAAATATATCAGCAGATAGAGAGCAACGATGATCTATTTCCAAACCCAGTGGTTCAGGGTAACTTCATATGGAAGAATAAAGATGAGGAGGTTGTTTTCTCTCCAGATCCGAATGGTAGGTTCCGTGTTGCATGGTTGCCGCCAGCTCACTTAGCAAATAAGAAAGCCGACAACAGAGGCAAGAGAGTCGCTCCAAATGCACATATAGGGGTGGGTGGCGTTGACTCATATGATCTCGATGTGACTGTAGATAGCAGGGGCTCCAAGGGTGCTTTACACCTTTACAATAAATTCAATATGGATGTCCCGCCTAATATGTTTGTTGTGGAGTACGCTTCTCGTCCAGACCTTGCTAGCATATTCTATGAGGATGTTCTTATGTGTGCATTTCACTATGGGTACCCGATACTTATAGAGAACAATAAGTACGGCATTGCAAGATACTTTGAATCAAGGGGTTACGATGGTTACTTAATGGACCGCCCAGAACACTTGAAGTCTGCCAGTTCCTCTAGCGTTAGAACCAAGGGTATACCATCTAACTCACAGGATGTTATTCAGGCTCATGCTCATGCAATTGAGGCTTATATTCACGATCATGTGGGTATTAATCTTGAGAGCGGGGAGATCGGAAAGATGTATTTTAATAGAACGCTGGAGGACTGGATAGGATATAAGATCGACAAGAGAACCAAGTTTGACTTGACTATTAGTTCGGGGTTAGCGCTTCTTGCTGCACAAAAAGCAAAGAAAGAAAAGCCACCTGCGGATTTTTCAGAGAAGCGCTTTTTCAGGAGATATAAGGTCTAAGACGGATTTGCTATATTTGCAGAATACGCATACACTGCAAAAAAATCCATGGATAATATAAACAGTAAAAAGAAGGGGACTTCTTTTCCAGATCCTTTAGCCCAAACAGGAAAAAAGGAAAGCAGGGAGTACGGCTTGCAGTATGCTAAGGCAATAGAGTCTCAGTGGGGGAAAAGTACCGAGGCCAATTCTTTGTTTGGTCAGAGATCATCCAGGATTGAAAAGAACAGAGACTATGCTAATGGCGTACAGTCAACAAATATATACAAAAAGCTTCTTAGGTCATTGAACCCAAATGACGGAGATGGGAGCTTATTGAATCTTGATTACACTCCCGTTCCCATTTTACCTAAGTTTGTTCGCGTTGTAGTAAACAAAATACTGTCCAGGGAGCCATACCCAAACTTAGAGGCCGTGGACCCTCTTTCTTCCTCTGAAAAAAATAGAAAGAAAAAGAGTATTGAACTTCAGGTAGCGAACAGAGAGCGTCTTCTCAAGCTTAAGGATAAGACGGGTATGGTTCTGGACATAGACCCAGAGCAACTTCCCCAGTCTGAAGAGGAGACAGAAATATTCATGGGGACAAATGTTAAAACCGATGCTGAGGTTTCAGCTCAAATCGGAACCAACATGACGCTCTCCTGGAATAATTTCAATGACAGTGTGTTTAGAAGGTGTGTTAATGATCTTGTTTCGATCGGTATGGCCGTTGTTAAAAGAAGCAATGATCCTAACGAGGGAATTAAAACTGAGTATATAGACCCAATAAACTTTATACACAGTTACACTGAGGATCCAAACTTTGATGATATTATTTATGCTGGTCACATCAAGCGAATTTCTATTCAGGAGCTAAAGCGTCTGGCTGGTCATGAGATCGAAGAGGAGGATTTCAAGAAGATTGCCACCACGGTAAGAAATAAGTTTGGTAATGATTCTTCTTACTTGAATTCATCTAGCTATAATAGGCACTTGCAGCGAAATGAGTACGGGTATGACGAGTATATGGTTGATGTGCTTGACTTCGAGTTTGTTTCCGTTGATGCAATCCACTTCGAGGAAAAAGAAAACAGATTTGGGAATACGAACTTTTTTATGAAGGGGTTTGATTATGATCCAAAGCAGGGCAGCGTTTACCAAAGAACTCCTCACAGAATGGAAATAAACACCATTTACGGGGGGAGCTATGTTCTTGGTACTGACTACATGTTCAATTACGGGAGGGCTAAGAATGTACCAAAGAACATGCAGGATATATCAAAGGCTAAGATGTCTTATTCTGCCGTGGCTACAAACATCAGAAACATTATGCCTAAGTCAATGGTGGAGTCCTGTATTGGGTTTGCCGATATGCTCCAATTGACTCACCTTAAGATTCAACAGGCTATTGCTAAGGCTAAACCAGACGGCTTAATCATTGATATCGAGGGGTTGGAGAATGTTCAGCTCGGCAAGGGCGGAGAGCTGCAACCACTGGATTTGCATGATATCTACGAGCAGACTGGTGTATTCTACTACAGAAGTAAGAACCCAGAGGGCGGATTCCAGAATCCTCCTGTAAGAGAGATTGGGAATACCATTAGAAACATTAATGAGCTGATTGGGTTGTACAACCATTACCTGCGTTTGATCCGAGATACTACGGGTATTAATGAAATGATGGATGCTTCTACACCAAAAGGCGATACACTCGTTGGTGTTCAGCAGCAAGCTATTGCCGCAGGTAACAACGCTATATACGATATCACAAACGCCTCTATGGTTCTGTTTAAGAAGGTGTGTGAGGATATAGTTAAGTGCCTTCAGATCATCCCACCAGAATCTGTCCTTTACAGCATATACGCAAACGCTATAGGGGATGAAAATATGTCCGTGTTATCTTCATTCAACAGCCTCCCTATGTACAATTTTGGAGTTAGGGTTGTTAAAGAGATGGAGGATCAAGATAGGGCATACCTTGAACAAAACATCCAGATGTCTCTTCAGCAAAAAGAATTGGATATTGAGGATGCAATTGCAATTAGACAGTTGAAAGATATCAATCAAGCCGAGAGGTTGCTTATTGTGCGTCGTAAGAAGCGCATGGCCCAGCAGCAACAGATGGCTATGCAGAACTCTCAGCAGCAGGCTCAGATTCAGCAGCAATCTGCTATGGCTACTTCTCAAGCTAAGCAGCAAGAGATGCAGATGCAGGCTCAGCTAAAAGCTCAGGAGATGCAGATGCAAGCCCAGCTAGATGCTCAGATGGAGCAGATGAAGCATGAGTTTAAGAAGGAGATCGAAATGATTAAGGCTCAAGCTATTCTCGGCGTTCGATCTGATGATCAGGAATTCAAAGAGAAGCTTGAGGTTCTCAAGGAGGACAGAAAGGATGATAGAGTAAAGAAGCAGGCTGTCGAGCAGAGCAAGTTAATCTCTCAGAGGGATGGTAAGCGAGGCGAGTTATCTCAAATGATGGCCCCTATCCCTCAGGGTCTTATGCCTATGCAGCAACCACCAAATCAAATGAACTAACATGGCTAGTAAAGCAAACTTAGACGTATCAGAGAAGTTAGACATCACTATTAAGCGTGGTGATTCTTTTGAGTTGTATCTAAACTTTAAGGATAGCGCAAGCGAAAACCTACCCTTATTGACCGATGAGTATGAATTTACCATCAAAGTTAAGTCTCCAGCTCAAAGACAAGTG